AGCTCGCTGAAGACATCATGAAACGCAACCGGAAAATCCGGGACGCTCATGAGCAGGAAGAAAAAGACAAGCGTCAAGAACTTGCCGACAAACTGCATTGGGCGCTTGTGCAAGACCTCGGCCATCTCGAGGGTGGCAACCGCCGTCAATACTCAATGAACACCAAAGGCAAGTAATGGCCTCGTACACCGTGAACACCGCAAAACATGCTGTTCTGACACCGTCAACGGTGGACTCGGTGACGTTCAACAATCCGTGCTCGTTCCTCATTCTGACGAACCGGACAACGAGCGGCGACCCCATCTTCTTCACGTTCGGTGACCCCACCAAAGGTATCCCTGATCCGACGGTGAACGGCGACGACTGCTATGTCGTAGCCATCGGCATGACCTTGTCCATCCCGGGTGACGGCACCGCACCGATCCTCAAACTGATTTCTAATGGGGCGCAGAACTACAGCGCAATGGTGATCTGATGAACCGTTCCGAACTTCGTACCGCCGTCAAAGACCGTCTTGCTATCCCGTCGTCCGGCGATGGTCTGATTACCGACACGTTCGTCAATACCAGCTTGAACGACGCTCTGAACCGTATTTCTGCGGAACGAGACTGGTGGTGGCTTGCCTCGACCGCCACCCTCACGTTCGACACCGTGTATGGCGCAGCAACCCTCCCATCGGACTTCATGCGCGCCAACAAACTGGTTATCAACGACGCTCTCGCAGAACCGATACCGCTCGAGGATTTCCTTGACCCTGAGAACACCGAGTCGTCTTACGGTTGGGTGATCTACGGATCGCAGGTCAAGATCACGCCGATTCCGTCGTCGTCCACGACCGGCACCTTCTACTACTTCCGTAACGAGCCAGCCCTCTCAAGCGACGGTGCTAGCCCGCTTCTGCCGGTCGCCTACCACTATGCCGTCGTTGCTTACGCTTCGTTCCTTTGCTGTGCCCGCCGCCAAGATGAACAGCGAGCCAGCCTCTACATGCAGGAGTACGGCAACTGGATGCGAACCTTGAGCGACGACAACCGGACAACGATCAACAAGCGCATCAAGTTCAACCGGGCCAACGACTACGCCTCCTGGGAGTAGACGATGGGTTCTTTCCAAATCACTTACGACGACTTCACCGGCGGCCATTACATGGGCGACCGGACGAACAATCAGCCCGCTAATACTTGGAAGGGCACGGACGTCATTCTTTCTGCCCGTGGCGACCTAATGCCAACCAAATCAACGGCGTTTTATTCAAAGGCATCAACGGTTTCAAGTATCACCGAAGCAACAATTGCTGATGTTTGGTTGGTGGGGAACACCGCTTATGTGTTCGCATCATGGAAAGGTGCCACCACTCAATCCATTTGCTTTACCGGGTCAATGGATACAAAACCTGCTATCCCAACGGGGCTAACGGTTAGTTTGACAGGTCGCCCTGTTGGTCGGGTGGCGTATGACGCGACCAATGAATGTTTCTACTACGCGTCAACAGGCACTATTTACAAATTCGTTGTCAGCACCTTGACCGAGTCAACGCTCTCGAGCACTCTCGCTGGTTCGACTGGCCCAACAAACTGCGTAATTTCCGGTTATCGAATTCTTGCTTACAGCACCACACAAAAAAAACTGTGGTACTCGGACAACACTCGAGCCTCGTTCTCAACGACGGATTACTACGAATTTCCAGGAAACATCACCGCCGTCTACCCTCGCGCCAACGATGTCCTTGTTGTAACGACCGAAGGTACCTACTCAATGGTTGGTGTACCAGGGGCATCGGTAACTATTCAACGCCTACTTGATGCCTCCGATACAAAAGAAGGCATGGTTCGTGGAGCGGTTGTTGGACGCAGTCTTGTATTTACCGACTCGTCAGTATCGGGGCAAATTGACGGAAGCCTCTATGAACTGAGTGGGGCGACAGTTAGGCAAGTTGCATCGTTTGATTCCGAGGTTGTTATCAGCAACCTTCAAAACAATGCTGAAAACACAATCGTTCAAAACATTGGCAATAGCGGTGTGGCAGTTTCGTTCGCAACAGGCGAAACTTACGCAACGAACCCCAATAACACATGGAGTCGATTCAGCGGGACAGCCACAACCAATACAGCGGCACTTCGCAAAGCAATCAGCCGCTCAGGAAATAATACGCGAAACGAATACTTCGTCATCGCGCAGATGGAATCAAACGTCCTAAAGGTCTACCGAGTCCCGTATCACCTAGTAATTCCGGTGGCCGAAACATACAAATTCAACGCACCGACCCCCCAAGACCCAATTGCCTCCAGCCCAGTCGGCTATGTCAGTTTGTCCGAATACTGGCACCAAAAGCCGTTTGTCGTAAAAGAAGTAATGGCCGAATGGATCATTGACAACCCGACTTACACGGGTCTTACCGGCACTATTGGCATTGGAAGTTCAGTCACCCCTCTTGGTTGCGTGGACGTAACCCCAGCCAACGTGCCGAATCTGACCGTCGCAACTGCGTCCACAAGCGTCACCGGGTCAACATTGACAACTGGTTTCCCAATCAGAGTTATTTCGCGCCTACGAGCCGACAATGCAAACAAGGGTTATGGGGTGTCAATCCAAATGACCTTGACTGGTTGTCGCCTCCGTCGAGTCGTCGTCACCTGCGAGGACTAATGCCCGAATTCCTATTCCAAATTCGGGGCACCGACCTGACCGACATCTCGACCCGCACCCGTGACCTGCTTGACCTTCGAGACAACGACCTCGAGAACGAACTTCGCATCTCCATGCCGGTCGGTGGCATGATCCGCTGGCATACCGGCGTCGACCTCCCCGACGGCTGGCTGTCGTGCGACGGCTCATCAAAGGACACCGTTACCTACTCAGCCCTGTTCAGCGTCATTGGGTACACTTACGGAGGTTCAGGGTCAAGTTTCACCCTTCCAACGGTCACAAACTTCATTATCCGCTACTAAGGAGGCGAGCCATGACTATCCCCCCGGCGCTCGCCCAACCGTCCGTCTCCCAAGCCCCCATTGAGACAACCGACCCGAACGCCGTCTCTAAAACAATCCTCGACGCCAAAGGCGACCTCATTGTCGCCACCGCTGCCGACACCCCAGCCAGGCTTCCCGTCGGCACCAACAACTATGTTTTGACCGCCGACTCAACACAGACCACCGGCATCAAATGGGCACCCGACCCGACCGCAGCTTCGTTCGACGCTAAGGGCGATCTGCTGGTCGGAACCGGCAACGATACCTACACCGCCCTACCGGTAGGCACGAACGGGCAGGTTCTCGTCGCAGATTCGGCGCAGGCATCCGGCATCAAATGGTCGTCCAGCACCGACCCGAACTCGATCAACAAGTCCATCATTGACGCCAAAGGTGACTTGATCGCAGGGCAAGCCGACGACACCCCCGCCCGACTGGGAATCGGCACCAACGGCCAGTATCTAATCGCAGACTCAACTCAGACGCTGGGCATGAAGTGGGCTGACCCAGACATCACGCTCGGCACCCAAACCACCGGTAACTATGTTGCGAGCGTCAGCGGAGGCACCGGAGTCACCGTCACCGGCGGGACCGGCGAAGGTTCCACCCCAAGCGTCGCTATCGGCCAGTCAGTCGGCACCGGCGACACCGTCGCTTTCGGCGGGCTGAACGTCGACTCCGGCACCCTTTACGTTGACTCCACCAACAACCGGATCGGCGTCAACAACACCACCCCGGCATACAGCCTTGATGTCACCGGCGACGGGCATTTCACCAGCAACCTGACGGTTGACGGCACCCTGTACGCCCCGCACATTCACGGCGACCTCGCAGGGCTGGTCTACTTCCATGTCAAAAACACGACCGCTTCAACGATCACGAACGGCACTCCGGTCTACATCACCGGCACGGTCGGCTCGACACAGGTGTGCGAAGTCGCCCCGGCTGACGCGTCAAACTCAGCCAAGATGCCTGCTATCGGTATCGTGGACGGCGACATTGCTGTCAACGCCAGCGGTCATGCCGTCATCGTCGGTGACCTTGATTCGCAGAACACAGCCGCCTACAGCATCAACCAGCCGCTGTATGTCGCTTCCGGCGGTGGCCTAACCAGCACCCGCCCAACCGGCGCTTCGGACGTTATTCAGATCGTCGGCCATGTCAGCCGAGTGAACACCAACACCGGTGGCATCGTCGTCGCTTGCGGCCCGTCAGCCACCACCCCGAACACAATCAGCGTGTCCGGCAACATCTCAACCACCGCAGGCTATTTCGCTGGCTCGGGTTCACAGATCACCAGCATCAACGCCAGCAACATCTCGAGCGGCACCCTCGACGCAGCCCGGATCGGCAACGACTCCATTGCGCTTGGCACAAAAACCAGCGGTGACTACGTTCAAACTTTGCAGGCCGGTACGGGTGTCACGATTACGAACGGCACCGGCGAAGGGTCCAGTCCGACAATCGCTATCGGTCAGCCTGTCGCCATCACAGACAGCCCCCAGTTCGCTGCTGTTACCGCTACCGGCACCATCTCCGCGAACGCTTTGACAGCCACCACCAGCGTCGGGGCGGCGTCGGCGTCTATTTCGGGCACCACCGCCACCAGCGTCCTCACCGTGGACGGCATCGAGATTGACACCACCGGAGCCACCACTAACCAGGTGCTCGCCTACAACGGCACCAAGTTTGTTCCAACGACCAGCAGTTCGACCGCTACGGTGGGGCTGGAAACCACTTTCCTACTCATGGGAGCCTGACATGGCAAACGCCTACAAAGTC